CTTTGTTTGCTGGTGCAGCTTATGATGTAGACTTTGATGCAAAAGCAAACACAAGCCTTTCTGCTATAGCAAACGTAATAGATGTAGATGCTGTTGACTTTAAAGCAGAAGCAAATATAACTACATCTGAAGCTGTAGTAAACTTTAGCATAGAAGACTTTACATCTGTATCAGGTGAAGCAAACACTTCTCTATCAGCTAACTTACTTGAGTTTGCATCTCTTGAGTTAGAAGATGCTACAGGTGTTATATTTAATTACCAACCGTTTGCCGATGCATATGATAGAGCTAGAACTGTGTACCTCGTAACATATGACACTAACAGAACAGTACACGTTGTACCAGAAAATAGAACAGTTTATATTGAGAAGATGGACAGTAACTACACTGTCTACATAGCAGCATAAGGACTTACGATGTCTTACAAATGGCCTGACAAAGATAAAGATGAAACACTAGACTATAGCATCGACTGGTCTAGGTTTTTAGGTAGTGACACGGTTAGTTATGCTACTTGGTATGTAGACGATGCTGATGGGGTAAAAACAGAAGCAGAAGACAACGTACCTATTAATGGATTAGTCGTGCTATTTGGTGGTACTACGATTGATAGCGGAGCTAAAGTTACTACTGTTAGATTAACTGCTGGTACTAACAATGTACGCTATCGTATTACCTGTAAAATCACTACAACAAACGCTTTAGTATATGAACGTTCAGTATTCTTAAGAGTTAAGGAAAAGTAATATGGCTTACAATTATATTGGACTAGTAAACGACATTAACCGCCGCCTTAACGAAGTAGAGCTTTCTGTTTCTAACTTTCCTACTTCTACAGGTTTTTATAGTTTTGCTAAAGATGCTGTTAATAGTGCTATTCGTCACATTAACCAAGAAGAGTACAACTGGCCTTGGAACCACGTAGAAGAAACAGAGGTACTTCTAGCAGGTGAGTCACGCTACAGTATGCCTTACGATTGTAAGTCTGTAGACATGAATACATTTAGGATTAAACGTGATTCCTCATTAAATGTATCAACAATTAAATTAAAAGTACTACAATACGAAGAATATCTTGACAAATATGCAGATTCTGAGTATAACTCTAATGAAAGTAACAGATCAACACCAACACATATTGTACGTGCACCAAGTAGAGAATTACTATTCTACCCATCTCCTGATAAAGCATATGAAGTAGTTTATGAGTACTATCGTACAGCTTACGATCTAGAGCTACATGATGATGTTCCAAATATACCAGAGCAATATAGGTATGCTATTGTAGACGGTGCTATGTATTATGCTTATCAGTTCCGTGGTGATATGCAAGCTGCTAACATGGCGCAGCAAAAGTTTGAGCAAGCTATTAAACACTTAAGAAGCATTCACATCAATAGAACTCAATATATTAGAGATACACGAGTACACTTCTAATGGCAACACAATGGCAAACATTCCCTATAGAGTTTCGTGGGGGTCTAATATCTAATATGTCTGCCCTTCAGCACGGTGCTAATGCTGTGGGTTCTGCTACTATTCTACAGAACTTTGAGCCTAACAAAGAAGGTGGCTACTCTAAGATCAAAGGCTACGAAAAGTTTAGTGACACAGAGGTTACAGGTAGTGGGCCTATACTGGCTCTTAAAGTTATCTCTTCAGGACGTATCATTGTAGGCCGTAAGAACGCAAGTAACCAGACAGAGTATTACTACGGCACAGGCTCTACGTGGACTAGTATGGGTACAAGTGCAGGTACTAACGGCGGTAAAGCACGTCACGTAGAATTTAACTTAGATGGTGATGATAAAGTAGTTTTTGTAGACGGTACTAACTTTCCTGCTATCTACAATACTTCTGGCAATACTATAACATTCCTTACTGCTGCAGATAGCGCAGATGTAAGTGGTGCAGAACATGTAGCTATATTTAAGAACACAGCGTTCTACAGTAAAGGTAACAACATATTCTTTACTGCACCTTTTACAGTAGATGACTTTGATGTAGCTAACGGTGCAGGTAGTATCAATGTAGGTACTGACGTTACAGGTTTAGCTGTCTTTCGTGATCAGCTTATTGTATTTACTACTAATAGTATTAAACGCTTAACAGGTAGTACTTCTGCTGACTTTCAGATGGCCCCTATTACAGATCGTATCGGCTGTGTTAATGGTGATACTATTCAGGAAGTTGGTGGTGATATTATTTACCTAGCTCCTGATGGTCTACGCTTACTAAGTGCTACTGATCGTATCGGTGACTTTGCACTAGACGTTGCTTCAGATAAGATACAAAAAGATGCCGTAGACTTCCTAAACACTGCGTCAGTCTTTTCTTCTGTAATACTTAGAGAAAAAGCTCAGTATCGTATCTTTGCTTACGTTTCGTCTGAGCGTAGTTCTACAGCTAAAGGCTTGCTTGCTACAAAGTTTATCTCCCAAGGTGCTTCAGGCTTATCTTGGGCTACGACTAAAGGTATCAAAGCATATGTGGCTGATAGTAGATATGCTAATGATCAAGAGACTATAGCGTTTGGTAACGATGATGGTTACATCTATATCCTTAACACAGGCAATACATTTGATTCAGGCATTATTGAAGCTATTTACGAATCACCCTTCATGCCTATCTCTGATCCACAGATACGTAAGACATTTTACAAGATGACTTTGTATGCTGAACCTACAGGTAATATGAATTTAGATGTTAACCTGAAGTATGACTTCGCATCAGCTACTAACACAAAGAAAGTACAACCTGCTACGTTTAGCATCACTAGTACAGGTAATACAGTTTTCGAGTTAGGCTCATCTAATTCGATCTTTTATCAACTAAACGTGTGGAAAGATGAGGCTGGGTTTACTGCACCTACAGCAGGTCAAACGGACTTCCTGATAGAAAAAGTAGAGTATGACGTAGGTACAGATGCAACACGAATAGTTGTATATAAAAACGGAACACTACAAACAGGTTATACTGTTTCTACATCCGCAACAACGGAAATAATAAAGGCTGCAGTAGTAAGCAACTTTAATGGCTCTATTGTTGTTATCTCACCTGCTGTCACAGCCACAGCGTATGACACTACAGTAGTTTTATCAAGTGGTGTTTTAGAAACAGATACAATAGAGATATATGTATTACCTACTGATGGTGATGTAGATAGTGCTGCTACATACGGCGGTGAATTAGATACAGTATATAACTCTAATGTTATAGGCTCTGGTAAAACAGTAGCAATACGAATTGAAGACAGTTCAACAAACCCAACCTTTACGCTCGACACAGCGTTATTAGAATTTAGACAAAACGATAGGCAGTAATATGGCAGGCTATACACGTCAAGATACAGCAAACAACATTGCTAACGGTAACGTTATTGATGCAGATGATTTCGACGCAGAGTACAACGCTGTCGAAGCTGCCTTTAACGCATCATCAGGACACAAACACGATGGTACAGCAGGTGAAGGTGCGCCTATTACAAAGGTAGGCCCAAGCCAAGACCTTGTTGTAACTGCAACAAATGTTAATCCTAAGACAAATAACACACTAGACCTTGGTGTTTCAGGAGGTGTTAAGTTTAAGAATGGTTACTTTGAAGGTACTCTTGTAGGCGAGACAGCCGTTAAAGCTGGTACTAACCGATACATGACACTGACAGACAATGAGCTTGATGTATCTACTGGTGATCTTACCATTGATGTAGAGGGTGACATTGTTATTGACGCTAATGGCGGTGATATTACGTTAAAGGATGGCGGTATTACATTTGGTGGTATATCAAACTCTTCAGGTCAGACAGTAATTAAGTCAGGCTCTACACCTGCTGTTGCTATTGTATTGTCAGATGCAAATGCTACGATTGCAGGTACTTTAGACGTAACAGGTAACACTAATTTCAACAGCACTACTGCTAGTACTACTACAACTACAGGTGCTGTTATTGTTGATGGTGGTGTCGGTATCGCCGGGAATGTCAACATTGGCGGTGACCTAAAAGTATCAGGTACAGGTAAAAACATTACAGGAAACTTGATTGGTGATGTGAAGAGTACAAACGGTACTAGTGTTCTTGATAATGGTACTGATGGTACAG